AAGGTGGTGCAGAAATACGCCAACAAAAGGGCGCCTCGGCCAGAAATTGAAGTTGATGATGTTGATGACGCCGGTGGAATGAACAAAAGCATTGGCATTGGTCTGCCCGGAAAAAAATGGCGCTGGCGGTTCGCGGAATATGGCGTTCAACCATTTGAGGTTGATCTGGCGAAGGGTCGCACAACACGAACCAGCGGCAGCGGCAGAAAAGTGAAAGGCTCAAAAAAGGCACTGCGGTTTGTGGATGGCGGTGCGGTTGTGTTCACGAAGCGCATCAAGCGCGGGGGTATTTCTGCCAAGCCTTTTTTGCGCCCGGCGATTGATGAGAACGAGGATGAGATCTTGGACGAAATGGCGAAAGTTGCGCAAGCAAGGATAGATCAAGCATGAGTCTCTATAAGGCTTTTGTTGCCTATCTTGTCTCTCACCCGGAGGTGTCCGGGCTAATTGGCACGCGTTTATATCCAAGGCTCATACCTGAAAACGGGCAACTGCCAGCGATGGCGTATCAGCTCGTCAGCCTGAATGACCCGCTGGCGCATGATGGCGCGGTTGGTGTTGTTACGCGCACTTATCAGTTCACTTGCCAGGCGGTCTCATACAACGAGGCGCAGGACATGGCTCGGGCTCTGCGGACAGCCCTGCACGGGTTTACCGGGCCGATGGGCAACGCAGAAAACATGGTTCAAGTGTCTATGTGCGAGTACGTCGCACATGACGATGGAGAAGCAATTGAGGATGCAACGCTAACCCGTTGCGATTTTAAGTTTGTTTACATGGAGGAATAAAGATGGGACGACAAGGTGCATTTGGTGGGAAGGTCAAGATCAAGATCAGTTCGGCGATGACAGTAATCGCTCACGTCGAAGATTTTGATTATCCAGAACTCGAAAAAAAACTGGCCGAGGCGACCGCGCATGATTCACCAGGCGGGTATGCGGAGCATATCGCGACAGGTGAGCGCAGCGTAGGTGAGGCCACGCTGGAAATCACGTGGGATAAATCAGCCGCAACACATGCAGCGATCGTCACCGCGTTCAACAGCTCCGACCCAGTTGATATGTCGTTTGAGGATCCAAGCGGCACTGAGATTATGGCCGTGAGCGCGCACATTCACAAGCTGGGGCGAATTGTGAAGCGGGGTGAGGCTTACAAGTGCAAGGTTGGGGTGCAGCCCACCGGGCAGCCGACGTTTACCCCCTAACTCTGACACAACAACACCCTGATTAAGGTCAAAAAAGGAAATAACACATGGGCGATTTGCGATCTCAAATTCTTGGCGCAGAAGACATCAAGCGCGAGAAAGTTTCCGTGCCAGAGTGGGACGGGGCGGAGTTTTACATTACAACGATCACTGGCGCAGAGCGCGACCAGTTTGAGCAAAGCATGGTCACGGGGAAGGGTAAGCGGCGCGATGTGAGCGTGATCAACGCTCGCGCCAAACTCCTCACGCTGGCGATTGTTGACGAAGAGGGCAAGCGCATCTTCTCTGACGCGGATGTTGCTGGCCTGGGCGCAAAAAGCGCCGCTGTTCTCAGTCGTCTGTATGACATAGCCGCCAAGCTGAACGGCATTACCGACGAAGAGATTGACGAGCTGGAAAAAAACTAAAGCGCCAGCCTGAACGCCGGTTCTGGTTCAGGCTGGCGCTTGCGCTGGGGCATCGTTCTGTAAGGTGTGCCCAACGCGAAATTGACGCGCATGAGTTTGCGGAATGGGTTGCATACAGCAGGCTTGAGCCGTTTGGCGCGACCGATCTAAACGCGCATTTTGCCGCCCTTATCTCGGTTGTGGCAAATCAAAATCTTGAGGAAGCCAGGCAGGTTGAGGCAAGCAAATTCATGCTCGGAGCTGGCGCGAAGCAAAAGAAAAAGAAACCATCCTGGGATGAGCTGCGCGCAAGGATTTTGACTTGGGGCGCGGCTTTGAAACCGCCTCCGGCAAAAAACTAAACAATGGGAACACTGCGGGGACTTGTTGTAAAGCTGATGGCCGACACATCGGGATTTGTGGGCGGGCTAACTGCGGCTGCGTCAACGACCCGTAGCGTTTCAGAGCAGATCAATGCCAGCGCAGTGCGCGCCAGCGGGGCGTGGACAGCCAGCGGGGCGCAGGCCGCGCTCAATCAGCAAAAAATAGCGCTTGATGCCAGGAGGTTGACAAACGAGATTGTCATCCAGACAGACCGCCTCAACAAGTTGCGGGCGAAATTTGGAGAGACAAAACCAGTTGTAGAACAAGCCCGCATCAAAATAGAAGGGCTGCAAATGCAGCTCGACAATCTGGGCAAACACCAGGAAGCCGCAAAAACCTCAGCGGAAAAACTAAATACGGCTGTGTCAAACAGCGCGCCGATCACTGGGCGCAGCATTGCAGCATGGACGGCGCTCGGCAATGTTGTGGGAACAGTTGCCTTAAAGGTCGGGCAGGCGACCATATCGTTTGCGTCTGACGCAATCAAGCAGGCCGCCGATTTTGAGCAAACCTTGAATGTTTTGCAGGCCACTGGAGATGCTACAGATGCGCAAATGAAGGTTGTTTCTGCGACAGCAATCAAATTGGGTGCAGACATTACCTTGCCGGGGACAAGTGCCACAGATGCTGCAAAATCAATGACTGAGCTGGTAAAAGCCGGCTTGAACGTTGATCAGGCATTGTCAGCGGCCAGGGGAACGCTCCAACTGGCGCGAGCCGGAGAGCTGGATGAAGCGGAGGCCGCCAAAATCGCCGCCAATGCGCTCAACACGTTCAATCTGGAGGGAAAAGAGGCAACCCATGTAGCTGACCTGCTGGCGGCGGCCTCCAATGCTTCTAGCGGGGAAGTAGTAGATTTCGCCGCTGGGTTGCAGCAGTCTGGCGCGGTCGCCAAGATGTTCAACGTGAGCATTGATGACACAGTTACATCGCTGGCGTTGCTGGCAAATCAGGGGGTAAGCGGGAGCGACGCGGGCACATCGTTGAAAACGATGTTTATGAAGCTCATCAACCCAACGAAAGATGCTCGCGAAGCGATGCAGCAGTATGGCATTTCCGTCATTGATGCCCAGGGGAAGATAAAACCATACCCGGAAATTATCAAACAGTTTAGCTCTGCTCTGGGTGTTGGGCGGGCCATGACTGTGAGCGCGGGCGGGGCTACAAAACAGCAAACCAAAGACCTTGAAAAACTTGGTAAGCAAATTGTTTCCGCAGAAAAACACCTTACGCAGCTCACAAAAGCCCAGGCAAAGGCCAACCAGCAAGCAAAGATAAATGATCTAAAAAAACAGTATCAAACCCTGCAATCCAGCATCGCGCCGGTGACCAGTCATGTTTCAAAGTTGACTGAGGCGCAACACAACGAGGCTTTGGCAACTATTTTTGGGACAGATGCGATTCGAGCCGCGCAAATTGTTCTCAGCGGCGGCGTTGAATCATACAAAGAGATGAACGCCGTGATGACAAAGGGCGGGGCAGCACAAAGGTTGGCGGAGGCGCGTTCAAAGGGTCTGACTGGGGCAATAGATGCGCTAAAAAGTTCAGTGGAAACGGCGGGTCTGGTCGCGTCGCAGCGTTTTCTTGCCCCGCTTGCTGATGTGGCAATCGGCGGCGCGGAGATGATCGGAAACTTCACAGAAAAAATCGGGCTTGCTTTTGATGCATTTGATGTTGCAAAAGCGCACGGCGCGAGCAATGCGCAGGCATTTCAGGATTCAATTAGTGCGATGTTTGGCCCGCAGGCAGCTCAATCATTTGGGAAGTTTAGAACGATAGCCACCCAGGTGATAAATGATGTTCAACCGGTGGCAACGGCCATCATTGGAACTTTCCAAAACGCGCTTGTATGGCTTGGCGCAAACTGGCCCACTTTTGCGCTTATTCTCGGAACTGTCATCGCCAACGTGTCTGGGTTTGTGCAAACCAACATCGTTCCGGTCGTCAACGTCATCATTCAGGCGCTGGGAATGGCTATTGGCTGGGTCGCCAGCAACTGGCCCGCTATTAGCCAGGTAATTGTTGATGTGATCAACGCGGCTGGAATTGTTCTAAATACGGTGGTAACGCCCATCGTTCAGCTCATCATTTCGCAATTCCAGCGCGTAGTGAGCTGGGTGCAGGCCAACTGGCCGCTTATTGAAGCTGTGATAGGTGTAGTTGTCAAAGATATTCAGACCATCTTCAACGCTGTTTTCCCTCTGATTTCACAGTTGGTTTCTGATGTATTTGCAACAATCAAGGATGTAATCACCACCACAATCTCAACTGTTCAAGGAATAATTACAGCGGTGCTGCAAGCAATAAGTGGAGACTGGGAAGGTGCGTGGACTTCAATTTTTAATGTTGTTATTGGGATAAATGATGGGATAAAACGCTTGTTTCAAAATTTGGCGATATTGCTCATTGATCTGGGGAAAAACCTAATAAACAGCTTGGTTGAAGGCATTAAGGCGAATGGGAATAAAGTTGCCGAAACCTTGATGGGACTTGTCAGTGGAGCCGTAGAGGCGTTAAAAAAATTGCTTGGGCTGGGGGGAGCAGAGGCCGGAGCGCAGGCCGCCGCGCAAACTATCAACGCGTATGGCGCGGCCATGCGAACAAACCCATCATTGATGTTTGCGCGCGCCACATTTAACCCAGGCGCGCCAACCTTTTTCAGTGGAGGGTATTCCGCGCGTGGCGATCGCTCGCGCGACACGCAACCCATCATTATTCACGTGCACAACGAGGTTGGCGGGCACGAGTTTGACAGCTACATCATTCGCGTTGTGGACGGTGAAGTGCAGCGAGGTGAATTGCGCTATGGCTAATTGCATTGAAATTAGCCGTGACGGTGGCGCGACGTGGAAGAAGGTAAGCACGCGCACTGCGGGCGAAACCATAGATGGCGAACCAATCACGCCCGCGCTGGTGGATGAGGATCTGACTGGCAACGTTGTGGGCAGTGTTGGCGTTGATGAAACGCACTGGCATTACACATTGAAAGTGCTTGCAACGCCCGTAGATTCAGCATATGCGAGCGCGGCGTGGATCAAGGAAATGTTCAGAAGGCCGGGCAAGGTTCGCATCAAATCGCTGTCTGGAGAAATTGGCGAAGCCGAAATTACAAACAGGGGTGCTGTGAACATGCGCTGCCTCACCATTGATCACGGCGCAGGCGCGGTATACACGTTTGACCTTGATTTGCTGGGGAAGGCGATATGAGACCCATTCCAGCAGACCTCGCCGCGCGTGAGCGCGATAAATCTCTCGCTCCACGTCATGCGGCCACCGTCCGGCGCGGTTTCATGCGTCGTATTGCGGACAACTATCGCCCCTCGCTCAACGCGGATTTGGACATTCCGCAGATGTATGCAAACACAGGCAGCACGGTATACGCCACATGGCGCGCGCCGGGCGGGCAATGCTGGTTCAACATCAGCGGGGCGGGCGGTCTGGACACAACCAACGCCACGCTGATTGACGACGGGGCCGCGCCCGCCGCCATGCGCTGCGGCATGGGGCGCGGCGGCTCTGACAGCGCGTTGTATGTGTATCGCGCGGTGAGCGCAACCGGCGCGTGGCGGTTGCAGCGGGCCGCGGTGAGCGGGACAACTGCCCCAATTGCCCTGGCGTGGGCTAATTTTGGCCCCGCATTTAGTTACGGCGGGGCGGACACGGCGGAGTATGTGCGCCGCGTCGAGGCCATCATCCCGCTGGCGGATGGGCATGTGCTGGTGGCCGATGGCGCACATCAGTTCACTGCGGGCGCGTCCTACATCCGTTTTTACCTGGTTGATCAGTGGAACGCGCTTGGATTGCGTAACGTAATTGAGATGCCCCTGACCGAGACGCGCTCGACGTGGCGCGGGATTGCCAAGCACTGCACTTACATCGCCGCCGCGAGCTGCGCGGCTGGGATTGTGATTGCGGCCAACGCCGACCCGGACGGCCACGCGGTGACGTGGACGCTGCAAAATGGGGTTGAAAGCGCCGTCGCGCCCGTTGTGCCGGTGGACGTTTTAGCCGACAATGCCCACATCCTCCCGTGCGCCATCAGCACAATTAACGACGTGCTGTATTTGACCGCACATATCACCCGCTACACCGGGGACGCGAGCGGCACGACTTTGCGCACGCAATACGATGCGTATCTCACCGCCTCGCCAACGCGCCCCGCGTTGTGGAGTTTTGGCGGGCTGGGGCACTACATCACGCCCAACCGACGCAACGGCACGATGTTGCTCATGCCCGGCACGGCAGCCAGTTCCACAATTATTTACGTCGGGAACGGGTCGCTGGCTCTATTTGAGACCACGCCGGAGCAATACCCCGCGCCCGCGCTCGACCTGGCCGGGCGGGTAGGAGATTGGACGCTCACCCAAATTGCCGATGGCGCGGACGAACTGAGGATTACGCTTCTCAACGGCGACGGTGCCCTGAACGATGACCCGCGCGTGAGCGAGGACGCAATTTTGACGCTGCAAAGCGGGCACGCTGGCGGCGGGTTGATCGCGCTGGGCGAGTATTCCATCCGCGTTCAGCGCACCATTACCAAAGCGGGGTGGGGCAATTTGGCGATAACGGGGCGTGATATTGGACACGCCAAGCTAGTTGATTGCTCGCTGCCATTTTCGGGCATGATGCGCGGACGGTCGAGCTGGCGCAGCGACCTGAAAACGGAGGCCGGGCTGACCCGCAAAACGCCGGATCGGGCGTGGGGCATTGCCGAGGGCGGCGGTCTGACGCACGACGGGCTGAATGACCCGTTCATCGCTTACCTGGACGCATACGCCGGTGACGACTTCCTGACCGAGTTCACCGTGCGGGCCGACTGCAACGATGAATTTCATCGCGGGAACGTGGGCGTTGTGTTTGGCGCGGTGGACAGCGCGGACGGCAAGAGCGCCAGCGGCAACATTTTGGTAATTCCCAAAACCTCGGCATGGACAGGCCACACCATGACCCGCCCGCGCCTGCGAAAATTCAAATTGGGCGCAAACGGGTGGGACACCGAAGAGCGCATGGCGCCGCTGGTTGAGGCGGCGGGCGAGACGACGGCCATCACCGAGGACGCGGGCGCGGCCTACCCGGTGGATGCCGAATACGCCATCCCCGCCGGGGTGGACACCGAGATTGCCGTGCGCTTGTTTGGCGAGTTTATTTACGTGTTCGCCAAGCGGCGCGACGACGCGCCGGATGGGTGCGCGGCCAACGCCAAATACACACTGGTCACGCGGGCGCGGTTTAGCAGAATCACGCGCCGGTTGCATGGCAAGCGTCCCGCGTGTGGCATCGCGCTGAGCAATGATGTGTTCGCGAGCAAAACTGCTTTTGCCGGGGCATTTTTTAAGGACATTGAACTGCAACTCACCGATGCGCAAATTGCGCATGGATCGCGCGCGGGCGCGTATAGCACACCTATCACCGGCACGGTCACGGGCTACAACGAGGGCGGCGGCTCACACGCCAACGACGTGACCGGCAACGGAACAAAATTTCAAGACGAACTTAGGGTTGGGCAAAGCGTGATGATGAACGGGCGCGTGCGGGTGATCGCCGTCATTGGCTCGCAGACCGGCCTTCAAATGACCGACAGCCTGAATTGCGGCGGGACGTTCCAGATGTTCATGCGCTCCGGCGATGGCTACGCGTGGGCCAGCTCAGCCAAGGCCGAAAAGGTCGCGGGGGATACGGTTCTGCATATCAACCCGCGCGCCCAGCGTAACGCGCTGGAGGTGGGGATGCAGGCGCGCATCAGCTCGGATGACAACACGGCCCGCTCCGACCGATTTGTATTAAGTGACGGAGTCAACCATATTTTGATGAACAGCGGGTGGGATACAACATGCCCTATCCCCGCCGGTTCGCCCGGGTACGGCGGGAGCGAACCCAGCGCGTGGCGCATCGTGGGACGCTCCGCGCTCATCGCCCGCAAACCCGCCAGCGCGTATGGCCTGCCCAACGGCGTGGCCCGCTCACGTTATATGATGTGCGGAGATGAGGTTGTTCGTTACGTGGAAACGAGCTTCACGGCGTGGGCAGAGAAACTCAGCTCTACCAGTTTCGCCATCACCGAGACGTGGCTGCATGTGCCCACCAAGTTTTATTTGCCCAACGAGCAATACGGCCCGCTGGCCGCCATCGCTCCCGACGCAGGTGACCCGTTTGGCGCGACGCGCACGGGCGACTTGGTGGAGTTGACCACGCGCAACAACGGTGATAACGGATATTTCAGCGCAGAAGAGGACAAAACAACCACGCAGTTGTATGCGTTTGGAAAAACTGGCACGAGCCTTGCGCTGGCAAAATACGACGCGCCGTTTGGCGGGCTGAGCGCGACGACATATGAAGGCGATCTCAACCCGCGCGATATGGTGATCACCAGCGGGCGCGGCGCATTTGGCACGCCAAAACAATCTCACAAACCGGACGCGCCGGTGGCGTATTACCCGGTTGGGGATGATGGCAAACCCGCCGCGCTCACCCTAAAACGCATCGGGTTTTGGAGCGGATGTTTCATCACGCTGGAGGATGCCATCGCCCAGTTTTGCGGGCTGGCCGCCATGCGCAACCCGGCATTTAGAAGCGCGGGGACGCTGCAAACGACCCTGCAGGCGGGCACGGCGCAGACCATTTCCAGCCGCGCCCAGAGCGATTTTGCGCTGGACGTGCTTACCAGCATAACGGCGGACGCGTGGCTGAGCGTGTATTTGCGCGACTACTACCGCCTCGACATATCTCAGCCCGCGCCGGGTGTGATTGGGCTGCGGCTGATCGCCACGCAGAGCGTGATTGCCGCGCATGATGGCCTGCGCGTGTTGCGGGCGGTGGACGTGCCGGTGAGCGATTTCAACTTGGTTGGCGATGTGGGGCTGCGCGTGATCGCCGCGGGCACGGAGATCATCGTGGAGTGTGCTAGGCAGCCAGTCTGGACGTTTGATCTGGAGGCCATCGGCTACGTAAACACCGACGCCGCGGCGGTGCAAATTTCGTGCAGCGTCGCCCGCGCCGTCAGCGCGCGGATGGTGGAGCTGTGCGGCGAAGCGGGCGATACGGCCTTTACCTCCGAACAGACCGTGAACAGCATCATCTCGGACGGGTTGTTGCGCGACCGCAACGTGAGCCACCGCTCTACGCCAGACGGCGGCGTGGAGTTCTCGTCATTTTGGGATCGCGATGAGGTGGACGCGCTGGACAGGCTGATTTTGCGCGACACGACCGGGGGCAACTCGGTGACGCTGGCGGGGCACGTGCAAGCCATCGGCGACAACGCCAGCGGCGAATACGTTGACGATGGCGTGATTGCCAAATATGGCTGGCGCACAACGACCATTCGCGCGGGCGCGGTGAAAACCATCGCCCAGGCGGTGAACGAAGCGCGGCTGTATTCGCGCAGACTGAAAGAGCAGTACGCGGCGCGGTCGCTGGACGGCTTCGGCATTCTCGAAGCCCAGCCCGAAGACAGGATCAACTTGTCATACCAGCCCGGTGAGGGCAGGCCGCAGCTATCCCCGACCGAGTTTGTCATCACCCGCAAAACGCTGAGCGCAACCGCCGACGCCCTCAAGGGGCAGTGGGACGTGAGGGGGTATTACGATGCCTAGGCTGCCCTCATCCTCGCTGGCACGGACGCTCAGCAAGTCCTCATCTCGCGCCCTGTTGACAGGCACGGTCTTGCGCGCCGCGAGCGGCACGGCCAGCGTGAAACTGCCCGATGGCAGCGTGGTGGACATTGCCATGCCCGGCGGCGCGGGCTACGGGCCGGGGTCGGCGGTGACGGTGCAGTGGAACGCCAAAGAACAACCGGTGATCGTGGGCGGGCGCGGGGCAGGCGCGGCGGGCGCGGCGCGGGTGGTGGAGCTGAACATCGCCGAGGGCGGGATGGATGGCGGGGGCGATGAATCATTTAACTACACGTTGAAAGACAGCCACGTCGCCAGCCCCCATCTCATCGCCGCGCTATTGAACAAGTTTTTTAACGGCGGTGGCGCGTATGCCAGCCTCTCGCCGCGCATGTATGTAGGGTTGCTCACGCAGTTGACCAGCGAGACCAATTTTGCCGAGGTTTCACTCGCCAGCGCGTCAAACTACAAGCGGGCGGCGATGTATCGCGGCCCTGGATTATTCACTGTGCCAGCGGTCGGTCGGGCGGGTAAAAATCTGTATAGCATCGGCACGGACGCCGCTGGGACGGATAACTCGTTTCTGTCCAGCGGCACGGGATTCATCACCTCCGGTGTATCTGTTCAGGGGTGGGGGGTGTGGGACGCCCAGACCGGCGGTAATTTTTGGTTTGGCGCGAAATACGCGCCGGTGAACGGCGCGATCGCGAGAACCATTCAAAACGGCGGCAAGCACACCATCCCGGCAGGCGGCCTCACCCTGAGTTTTGCGTCAGGCGTGATTAGCGACCGCGAGGCTCAGAAATATCTCAAGGCCACTTTGATGCAAAGCGTGGCCGCCGAGAGCTATTACTACCTGGGCATTTTGTCGAGCCTGACCGGCACAACGCCGCCATCCAGCGTGTTTGTGAACGGTAAGCGGGCGCGGGTGAGCCGAAACACGACAAACTTCCCGCTCACAATCTCCAAAAAAATGACGCTGGTAACCACCATTGGCGAGGCCGCAGCCGGGGACGACAAGAGTTTTTTGACCAGCGGAGAGACGGCCAACCTGACCAGCAGCGTTTCATCGCCGGGGATTGGCCTGTTTGACGACGCAGGGCAGTTGAGCTGGGCTATCCCGCATCTGGGCGGGTCAGCCCTGCTCGCAAACGGAATTAAACCGGTCATTCAGGCCGGGCAACTGGTGGTGCAGGTGTCCTAATGAACGCATTATTTCCTGTCATCGGATACACGCACGGCTCTTCGTACGCAGTTGGGAACCTGATTACGGCGATGAAGTGCAACTGCTACATGGTTCCGCACACGCATTTAGACGAGCAGCACGATGCGGCGGCCATCCAAGCGGTGAAGTCGCTGGGCGCAAAAATCTGGATAAAAAGCGAGGGAGGCGTTGGATACCAGAACATGCGCGCCCAGCTCATGCTATTCAAAAACAGCGAGATTGCCGGATACGTCGAGGGGTTTGTCCACGCGGACGAGTGCAATCGCGATCCGGGCGACCCGGCGTATGTGTCCATTGCCACGTTGCTGGAGCAGCAGCAGGCGTGGCGCGAGGTGTTCCCCGGCAAGCCCGATTTGCTCAATTTGCTGATCAACGCCAGCACAAATGCCTACGCCGCGGGGGTCATGCCAAAAATTCTAGGCGTTGACCAATACATCAAAGCGAAGTCGGATTGCTCAAAAATATCCACATTTGGTGATGTCAGTTGGTCGTGCGCCCGGTTGCTGGATGCGTATACGGCGGCGGGGATGACCGAGGCCGCGGGATACCGGCTTGCGTTTTATTTTGGCGTGTTCAAGCACAACCGGTGCGACAGCACATTTACATCTGCCGGGATTCCGCTGTATAGCGCGGCGTTCATGGATCAGTATTACCAGGCGGTGTATGGCGCGTGGGGGTCAAAATTTGGCGCGGCTCTGTTTTACGCCTACAAAGAGGACGACGCCGAGGACGGGTATTTCCCCATGAGCCACCCAGAACTGTGGCCCACCGTTCAGTATCTTTCCTCGAAGATTTATAACGCGAATCTGAGCAGCCCATACAACGTTTCAGCAGCGCCGGTAACAAACGATTCTGTCTATATCTTGTCGTTCGCGTATACGCGGGATATTTACGGCGGCCTACACGATTACGTGTTGGTGTGGGAAACGCAAAACGCTGTCGAGGTGTCCATTGACGGCATCGGCGTGGTCACCGGGAACTCTCTGGGCGTTTCGGTGATGGCAACGCGGGGATTTACGCTGCGGGCTACCGGCGCGGACGGGACGGTGGTCACGCAAACCATCTCAATTGTAATTGGCACAACCACGTTTGACGCCCCCACCGGGCTGAACGCCCCGCCCGGAATCTACACGAACTCAACGCTGCACATTGGTCTGTCAAACCCAACTGGCAACGCGATTACAAAACTGCGCACGTGGTCTTCAGTAGGCGGGTCTCTCGTTGTGCGTGGGACATCCGTCATTGACACCGACGCAAAGGGGTTCACGTTTACATCGGACGCGACGATTGGCGAGGGCACGGCGTTGTTCTACATTGAGACGAACGGGGTTCCTGAGCCGCACATTGAACATTACTACTACCAGGTCAAGCGCCCGTATGTCGCAAACCCGGCCCTTTCTGGCAGCGTTGGCGGCACGCTCGCGGTGAACATGATCACAGGCATGGGCGAACAAATCTCCGGCGCGACCTCCAACAACACCGGCGTGGCAACGGTGGCGTGGTCTGGCGGTGCGGCCACCATTACGTTGAAAGCAGCGGGCACGGCCAGCATTGTTCTCACGCCCACCGTCATTCAGGGCTATAACCCAGCCGACTTCAAAATAACCCTCACGGTGACGGTGACCGCGCCGGTTAATGAAACAAGCGGGAGCGGGACGGCCATCCTCACCGCGACGGGGGCAGTAAAACTGGCCGGAACAACAACAGCCACCCCGCCGCCGTCGTCGTTGTCAAACGTCACCATCGCGATCTGGTGCTATCAGGAATTTGAAAATGATCTGCTCGATTCGTCATCAACAATTTTGGCCGACTTGGGCGTCAACGCGATCATTTTTGAGATGCTTTCGCCCAACCGCACGCTCACCCAGGTATTAAACAAAATTCAGGCGAAGGGCCTGACGGGGTATGCGCTATGCACGCGCGGCGGGCCGGACATAGAGGCGCTGTCAACCGGAGATTTGACGGGATACGGGGCGATGGTTGATGAGGTGAAAACGCACCCGGCCCTGCGCGGGTACCTCATCTCCGACGAGGCGGACAAAACCGGGTCGGGTGGGGCGACCGGTGACGAGCTGCGCAAGGCCAACTACGCCGCGCTGGTCGCAAAGGTGCATGAGCACGACCCCAACCACCCAACGGTAAACGTATCCACGGCTCGCTGGGCCAGCGTATCCGGGGCGGGCGCGACCGAGCGGGCATACAGCGCGGAATTTTTGGGGTATGGCGACGACATTTTGATGTATGGAAACTTCCCGGAGCGCGAGACGATGAGCGTCATCACCGCCCGAAACGGGGAAGCGATGACAAAGTTTGGGGGCAAGCTGGGATTGTTTTTGCCGACATGGAGAGACGCGGCAGGCGTGTCGTATCCAATACCCAGCGCGCAAAACATGGTGGACGCGGCCATGGGTGCAAAAGCGTTTGGGGCGCGGTTTGAGTTGTTTGCGATGTGGGGCTGGAAAGATTTTAACTCGCCTCAAATGTGGTCAACGATCGGCGACAACGCGACGATTTACAGCAACGTAAAAACGGCCATCGCGCAAATTCGCGCGATCTGGTGATTAACAAAGGAGAACGTATGGCAACAAATTATCAAACTCAGGGAACGCCAATTCTTTGGAAAGCTTCAGGCGGCGATCACGTGCTGACGCTTACAAGCTTGGCGAACGGCGCAGGGCGAAAAGGCGATGTTCACGATTTCGGCGCAAACCTTCCACAGTTCATCCGCGTTGAGATGAAAACAAAAATTGCCTCGTCCCCGGTTCTTGGAAAAACGGTGGACATATGGTGGGCATCAAGCGTTGACAACTCAACGTTTGATGCGCTCATCGCCGCTGGGGATGCGGCGTTATCAGATGTGGATCTAGTTTATCAAATGAGGCCAATTGGAAACCTTGTTTTGCTTGCAAACACAAACGCGCAACTTCAATCATTTGATTTTGCAATTCCCGCGCGGTATGGGTTTCCTGTGATCGTGAACAACTCCGGGCAGGCGTTGAGCGGGACTGCCACAGACCATGCGATTTCCATTATCCCGATTCTTGGGGTCATAGTTTAATGAAAACAACAACCGGAATATTGAATAAAACAAGCCCCCAATACAGGGGTCTCGTGGCCTGCTGGGATGCGCGGTCGGGTTCACCAAGCGCATTGAGAAACATGGTTACGCGAGAGATTGCTTCGCGCACCGGTTCGCCAACTATCGCCGGGAGCGAGCGCGGGCTGGCGCTCTCGGTGACGGCAGGATTTCAGTATTGGGATGCGCCATTCGTAGCCCAGAATTCACTTGGAAATATGCTCTCGTGGTCGTATTGGGGCAAAAGTTTAGCGACGTCATTCCAGCATGCAATGAGCAGGGACGTTGTTGGATCGAGGAGCTGCGCGGTTGGCGTGCAAAACGGGCAAATGTGGCTAACTGTGTTTAGTCCGGCGGGAACAAAGCATCGGAGAAACACAACTGTGCCATATGCAGATGGACGATGGCACCATTTTGCGCACACGTTCAACGGAAACGCCAGCGGGCAGATTACGGCTTATTTCGATGGCGTAAAAGTAGATCAGGTTAACACGAACTTCGCCGGGATATATGACACCACAATTAACGTGAAAATTGGGGCGTGGGGTTATAACACCGGGTATGCGTGGAACGGGCTTTTGGCAGACCTAAGGATCTACAAAGTGTGCAAATCGCAAGGCGAAATTCTCGCAATATTTCAAAAACCCGGAGACCTTTATAAGGCATCTCGCGCGAGCTACGCGTTGGCTCGATTAGTTTCACCAGCGTTGCGCTGGCGGCATGGAGGTTAAAACATGGCAGTAAAAAACAAACCGATCACAGCAACCTTTAGCGTGGTTGATGTGTCAACCGGGCTGGGCAAGACGGGCGACACAGCAAACCTTACGATAAAGCTCGTTCGGGATGGGGTAGTGGCCGCGCCAACCAACGCGCCAGTGGAAGTTGATGCGATCAACGCGCCGGGCACATACAAAATTGCGCTCACGGCAAGTGAGATGAACTGCGACGCCATCCGCGTGGCTGGAAAATCCAGCACGGCGAATGTGCAAGTGATACCGCGTGATATTCCGATTCAATCAATTGATGTTAATGTAGCCGCGATAGGTGGAAACGAAACCATCGCAACATCGGCGGGGGAATATGGTTTCATTAGTGCAAACGTAGAAGCTATAGGAGGGGACACAACGGCGGGCGAGAACCTGGGTTACGCATTTGCAAACACAGATGCGTTGCCGGTGCCAAAAGACCCCGGAATTATCACCTCGTTTGCGGGGGACTTCCGGGACGGCGAGCGCGTCCCGGCGATATTTGCTCAATTTACAGTTAACGGAGTGCCCGTTCAACTCGTTGCGCCGCCCACCGTTAGCGCAACGCTTTATTCTTATGAAATGAGCGCAGAAAATCCACTCGCTCCAGGCACAACCGAAGGTATCGAGGTGACGCACGCGTTCTGGAACGAAGGAGAATTTAGCTCGGAATCAAATTCGTATTACGTAGTTGGGGAGCTGATCGGTAACCGGCTCATAGACGGTATTTCTACGCCGATTTTTAAGAACCGCCGCGGACGTATCCTTATTCGCTTTCACACCGACCAGGCCAACGTGGATGCGAAGGATGTCTACCGGGAAATTGGGGTGAATACAGGCTCGTTCGTCCAAGAGCTGATTGACCCCGTCTTGGCGGCCATTGAGGCGAAAACGCGAATGTTGGGTGTGATGACGATGACACTTCAAACCCCGGTGGTAAGCATAAAGAGCTTCACAGTGGTGCGTGGCGATAGCTACACAAACGACTCTCCGTTCCCCAACCGACCTTTTCAAATTTCGTGCGATGACGTGCCCTACGATTTGGCCGCGTTGATGGAGGAGCCGCACGCTGTTCGGGTATATCTCAAGACTCAAACCGGCGAAATCGTGATCAAGCCCTATTCGGTTATCTCGCAGGGCGCGGGGTCGTCCTCATACATCGTCATGTTTGGGTTTTCTGACGAAGTAACAAGGCAGATGAGTGTCGGAGAAAGCACGTGGGAGGTGAAGGCGTTCCGTTGGCAGTCTGGGCCGCCGGACAACTACCAAGTGGTCACCCAGGGGAAGGGGTCATACAAAGTTGAAGACCCGGTGTATGACGGGGCGAACGGGCCGAAAACACCAATTGAGTGATGTGCGTAATAACAAACAGCGGGGCAGACTTAAATCTGTCCCGCTGTTTTTATATCACATAAGTATTTTACTTAATCATCATTGCGTAAAATACGGTAGTTAATATACGGCTCTATGCCCGTCGCTTCCGCTGGTAACTATCATGTAAATCGCCGCCTTTTTTGAGGCGGCGATTTGCTTTTTCTGGCCGCGTTGCGCTACACCAAAAATGTTCGAATTGCCCCAAAAACGGTGATATCCGCC